GAAGATTATAGAAGAAAACCACCGGAATCAGGTGATTCCGGCGATTTCTGGTGGAGACTACTGGACTCGAACCAGTAGATACCTTTTATTATAGCAAAAAAGTTATTCGATAGCCAATAAAATATACGTTTTCATGAACTTCTGGCAAACATTTTTTGGCGTGTCCAAAGGTCAAGTGTGTACTTTTACGTGTACCTCAATCATTGATTTTCGGGCTTTTCGGATGCCAGGTAAAACCATCCTTCAGCACAATATAAACCAGCCTGGTCCCTTGTCAGACCACCCGAAACGTGATACAATCTTACCGTGTACTGAAAACGGCGACTGTATCAGTTTCGACTGGTCTATGCGTCAAACACAGGAGAGTGGCATCCGACGACTGGTCCTCGTTGGATGTCGCTCTTTTTCTCGTAAAAAAATCGCCCCACAGCGCAGTGCTGCAGGGCGATTCTCGTTTTGGCTTTAGGCCGGGTCCGGATAACCGGGCCGGACGCCGCAGGTGATGAGAGACACATCCCGGCGCCGCTTCATTACCGCGCCGCCATTGGCATCGTTGCCGTTGCCGGTGTTGCCCTCGATGGTGAGGAGCGTGCTGCCTACAACACCCACCACAATGCCCACGTGCTCCGTTTTCTTCCGACGGCCGGAAAAGTCGAAAAACACGATGTCCCCCGGCTTATAGCCGCTGGTCACCACCTGCGCTGGAGCTGCCGTCCGGTAACGCTGGACGAAGGCGGAGCAGCTGGCTGTTTTGTAGAGGCTGAAACCGGCCTCCCGGAACACCCACCAGACAAAGGCCATGCACCAGGCGTATCCGCTACCGCTGACCTCCCGGCCATAATAGGCGCTGTTGTACTTGACCTTGTTGGAATTGGTGGGCATTTCCACCACGCCCAGCTGCCATTCCGCGATCTGAAGCACGGCGGCCCGGGTCTTTGCCTTCAGGGCGGTCATTACTCGGCCTCCACCAGAGCGGTACCCTGTACCCGGAAGGTCTTTCCGGCGATCATGCACAGGGCGTACATCTCGCCGCAGTCGCAGTCCACCAGATGACCGTCCTTGACCAGAACCTTATCCAGGGAACCGGTGCCGGTATCCAGCAGGCCATAGCCGTTGGCGGTAGCGGCGGTGTCAGCCTTGGCCGCTGCGGTCTCTTCGGCAGTCAGCTCATGCTTGCCGGGCTCCAGGTGGATATCAGCACCCATCTCTGCCAGAGCGGTGTTGGTGTCCTCCAGAGTGGCCTCACCCACGGTGTACTTGTTGATGATGTCAGTGATCTTGCTCATAATGTAAGTCTCCTTTTTTATTTTTTAGGCCGCATCCGCAGCCGGGGTTACTCTAAACTTCCTCGTGATGTTCGTCGCCCACGATCTTGTCACCGGCGGCATCCACGGCGGACTTGCCGGCGGCCAGGATCTTCGGCAGCCATTCCGGGACAGGCGCGCCCATGTGGACGGCGTGCTCCGCCAGACTGCCCAGTTCCCCAATGACGTACCATACGATCACCAATGGCCCGATCAGTACTGTATACGTAAATGGCAGCGCGATACCGGGCAGGTTTCTCGTCATCATGCCAATAAGCCAGTCTGCCACCAGCGCCACGCATACAATGACGATCATACCGCCCTTGTGCCAGGCTCCCTCCCGGAGCTTGGCGCTGGACCAGCGGCCCTCCTTGCTGGCCACAGCGGAGCCTACCAACCAATCAGCCAACATCAGGCCCACCCAGATAATCACCAGCCAGCCAAACCAGCCCCAGAAGGCCGTCAGCGCGGCGATCACGCCGGTGATAACGGTTTTGATGTGCAGTGCAGAGTTATTTTCCATCGCTGTTCTCCTTTCCAACCGCCGCTCTGACCTCGTCAGCTTCTTCCGGCTTTAATTTTGGATAGTCCTTCAGAACTTCCTCCAGTTTCTCTCCGTTGCTGACCCTTCGCCCTACAACGCGGATCAGCAATTTCAGTTGCATCGTCACACCTCACCACCTCCCCCGTAGAGTGCAATCGCCATCATGGCTTCCATTTCTTCACGCCAGACTTCCGGAGATGGATGCGCTTCCCGGTATGCCGCCCGCAAGGTCTCGGAGCAATCCGGCTTGGAAGACAGCTCGTAACCTTCCGCCAGCGGAGAATAAGTACAATGGCCAGAAGGCTCTCCGTCCAGATCTGGTGATCCTTCTCCCTCAACAGAGTTATCTGTATAGGATGTTACATTTTTAATTGTCAGGACCGGGGTAGTTGTTCCGATCTTATAGAGATAAAGATCCATTTCGGTTTCCCTTTCTTATGCTATCCGACTTGCTTTCGTGCAATTCAAGTGCGGGTGCCGTTGATGATTTTGCGGATCTGCCGCTCGGATAGGCGGAACTGAACGGCCAGGGCTCGGTAGTTGCCGCCGTTGAAGTGCGCCCGGATGTCCCGGTCCCGGGCGTTGCGTTCCAGGGATTCCCACTTGGGGATATACAGATTCTGACCGCTGCACGCACGAACTACCTTAAAAAAGGTTTCCCTGCCGAGGGTATCAAGGAGGTCCCGGTAGGACTCCGGAATATCCTCCCGAAGAATCTGGCTATAGACATTAGTATCGCTCACAAAATTACCTCCCCATACATGATCATCAGCACGCCGCCGTGCAGGGCGTGGTAAGTATGTGCAGTGCCTATGATTCGCCCAGATAGATTGACTGCCATGTGAGCGGGGAGAATTCTGAAAAGAAGGTTCATGAGCTCCGTAAGTCTCTTGGGCTCATCCCGCATCACGTCGTAGTCGATAAGCAAATCGATGGTGAAATTCTCAACCGTTGCTTCCCACTTATCAATTCCCACAAGTTCGTCAAGCTTTTGGTATAGAAGGCCAATGGTAAACGGAGGACGTGTTGAAAGTCGGTTCAGAAGGCGAACACGGCGAAATTTCAGGTCTTCTGTAGCTGGATCCGGCGTTATGGAAAGCACCTGCTCCCACTGAGCCACAGCGCTTTCATCCATGGTCTGGAAGAAAAAGTTGTTCGTGACGCTTTTGGTATCTTCGGCAAGGGCCGCAAATTGTTCCTCTTCTGCCCGACAGATCTCCTGATAATCCAGAACTTCCCTGTACCACGGAGGCAGCAAAGAAAGCAAATTGGCGTCCAGTTCAATATTAGGCACTGAGCGTCACCTCTCCCAAAACGGGGACCTGCTGCACAGATCCGCTCTCAATCAAAATCAAATCGGATGCCTGACCGTTCAGTTGAACATTGACGGCATTCACGATTCCCGTTGTGCTGACAATGGACGCGAGAATCCTGGATATGTACACATTGGCGGCGTACTTTACCTCCGTCGTGCCAAGTTGTTCACCCCAGCTCTTTCTGACAGACAACAGGTAGGCTTCCAGAGATGCCTTTACAATGGGAGTTACCTGATCCAGCGTGTATCCCGTTGCCAGTGTAACAGCTGCAGAAATATTCACCGTGACTTTGGTCGGAGAGGTGATAGTAACCTGAGAGCCGATAGGAGCCAAGCCCAGACCGAGTCCCTGGTTAGGTTCTGGATCGATTGCATTCTGCACATTATTCACCAGTGTGGTAGAAGCCGGCAGGTAGTCCGCTCCCATAACTGAGCATTTCACCGTACCGGCACCGTTCCATACCGGATATACCTGCACAGCGCCTACACCGTCAATAGCCAGAATGTTTTCGTGGTATGCCGTGATATTGCCGCCAAATGCTCGGACATTCAGAGCGGCAAGCAACCGGCTTCTCAGAACTTCGTCCGTCTCCTCATCATCACCCGGGACCAAGATATCGGAGATCTGTGCAGAGGTAAGGTCAGAGATTGTGGTGATAGGGAGAATGGCCCCGGTGTACGCATTGCCAATGGTACCGGAGGTCTCTGCGGACAGCTGATACTGACCGGAAACCGATGTGGCAGCCGTCACAACAAAGTTGATACTGTCCGTTCCATTGATCGTGGAAAATCTGGATCCGATGGGAACCGGGACATTAAAAACGCCCAGCCTTACGGCCGCAGATGCCGGGTACCGTGTCAGTCCGCCGATGGCTGCCAGATAGTCCAGGGCCTGGCCTGCGGCTGTCTGGATAAATGCCATCTTCTGCACCTGATTCAAGGTCAGATAGAAACCTTCAAAGGCATATGCCGCAGGTCCGATGGCGGTCGGGATTGGGGACGTGTCACGTTTGTCATAATTGGCTGGTATCCGATCCAGCATTTTCTGCCGGATGTTTTCGTAGGTTTGCTGGGAAAAATCAATCACGCGATATTCACCTCCACTGCGGTCTGCGTATCACCATAGACGGTGTTGACTGTCAGAGACGCAGACAGGGTATTCCCGTTTATGGAGTAATCAAAACCGGAGACTCCCTCCACCCGGTCATCCATGGTTAAGGCATCTGTGATCCGTCTCTTCAGCTCAGAGGCTACATATCCGGGATCCTGTCCAATCAGACCTTCCCACTGCATCCCGGAATAAGGGCGGTATATCTGCCAGCGAAACCTCTCAACGTTCAGGATGATCTCCACCGCCTGGCGGACAGCCTCAAGGCCTTCAGCCGTTCCCTGGATGCGGTTGGTGTCTTTGTTGATGTACCAGGTCTGAGACGGCTGCTGCTCGAAGTTAACGCCGGCGGAAATGTCCAGACCTTCCGGCAAGGTTGCCATTTATGAGCCCCCCTTGAATGTCCTCGAAAGGACGATGAATTTTTGCCCATGCTGCACCCGCAAAAGCAGCACTTCATCTCCCGCCTCCAGGGCGCGGTTCAGAATGATATACCCATCCTTGACCGGAAGCGCTTTCCCGTGCTCATAGCAAATGATATTGCTCAGCGAATTCTCTGAGCTTCCGCCGCCGGTGTATGTGTCGTGGATGGTATGGTTATGCGCCACAACAGGAATCTTTTTTTCCACGACGGACTCCGTCAGATAAAGAACGGATGATTTCAACGGCGCCATGGCCGTATCAATGGTGATCTCCAGAGGGGAGGTTTTTGTCACCGTACCGATGCACAGGTCACACGGCTGAAGTGCATTAAAACTCTGCTGCGCCATCTGGTGAAGAATATCCGCCAATTCCACAGCAAAACCTCCTAAATTGCAAGTGTCTCAAATTCCATGGTGTGGTCATCGTTTGTCCAGGTATGCGTTACCCTATCCAGCAGCACATATTGATCCAGATTGATGTCCCCGATGCCGGGAACCTTCATCAAAACCATCTGCCCTGCCCGTAGACCAGGAACGCCCAGGGACGAAACATTCAGCGTGCGCATCCGGCGGTTGAAGTAGGACAGGGATGCCTTTGCCTGCGCTTTCAGCTGTGCATCGTTGAGATCACCATCAACGGTCTGATACAGCTGCAGAAGGCCCCACTGCTTGATCGTTCCGGAGTCCTGCGCCACAAACACGTCCGCCCGGCCAGTTTTCTCATTCGGTCTGGCAAGCTTCACAGAGTTATAGGTCTGAGCGTCGATGTCTGTTTTGTACGTATACGTCGCCAGCAGTGACCGCTCCCCGATGACGACAGGGGAAATCATATCGGCGGCCTCCTGGAGCGCCAGACCGTCCCCATCATCGTAGAACACGTAAATCTTTCCCGTATTCAGGAGCGTCTGCTGAACGGCTCCGCCGATGATGTCAAGGCAGGTCTGCTCCTGCTCAATGAGGGAAGGGATAGCATAGCCGGTATCCGCAAGTGCCCCGGTTGTCAGCTGAAAGTCCTCTGCGATCTGCTTGATGATATCCCCGGCCTTTTGCCCATAAAAGGCATAGGAGGCCGACGCCTTCAGGTACCGCAGGCGGTCATAGCAGGTGACGTTGATGACGTCCCAGCGGTCTTTCTCCTTGGTGAAGACCCACCCGTAAAACTGAAGTTGTCCATCCACGGAGAAGCGAACTGTGTCGCCCTCCAGGAAGGCAACGTCTCCAGCTTTGTTCAGGGTAAATTTGAAGGTCCCGGGGCTGCCGGTGCGGTTTGTTGTCCAGGTGGCAATCTGCGTGCAGTTGGACACGTCCCAGATCTTACCGCTACGCTTGTTCGCAATCAGAAGCTCTGTCGTCATCAGGAACTCACCACCTGGAGAGAGGATTTCTTCATCCAGCCCAGAGCGCCGCCGCTCTCTGTGGTAACGTGGACAGGATAGGATCGGGATGCATCCACAATGCGGGATACGATTACCCGTTTTCCGTTTGAGTTGCCGTGCGGGCCATCACCATAGCTGGAGCTGTAATAGCTTCCATTTGCGATGCAGGTGCATCCCACCGTGAGTTGCCCCTTCGGAATATCCCGGGACGGTTCCGCGGTGGCAGAGGCCGGCGCCCCGGACGTCTGCTTTTTTACGCTGACGGTCTGCGGGGAGTAGTCCCGGTACTCGGTCAGAGTCAGGTCGTAGTAGAAGTCTCCGGTCTCACCGCCGCGCTCTTCCGTGTTGAACTGCGTAACCAATACCTGAAAGCCGCTGTCACCTGTCATGAAAGGTTCCCCATCTTCGTAGTACCGAACGGGGGTGTAGAGGATGGGCACCTTGTCATTCATTGCGGACTCGAAAAAATCAATGTAGAATTCGGGCGGTTTGAAGCCGCCAGAAGTCAGAACGCCGGAGAACACCCGGCCGGGGAAAAAGCTGGAGATGGTTACTACCCGCAGCTTTGGAATGCGGGGGACCATAATAGGGCCGATACCCAGCACATTGTAATCTCTGTTGTCATTGTCTCTGACAACAGGAAGTTTTGCCGGGTTGACCGGGAGGCGGATGACAACGCCGTCCCGTGTAAAAAACAGGCCAAAATTATTAGCCATGCACGCCTCCTTTTCCTATCAGAAAGCCTGGGCCGTTGTTCTGACGGACCCGGATGCAGTTTGCTCCAGGAGGATATCCCGGAGTGTATTGGCAAGGTTCTGCCTGTCCTCCGCCGTATTTCCGGTGTTTTGCCCCTGAACAGTGATGACTGGGGATTGCGTCGTCAGGTTGATGTTATTCACATACCGCCGCTCAGCCACATCCACCAGAGACTTGATATCCTCCTCAGACATGGATACAGATTTCTTGATGCTGTTTACGTCATCAGAAATATCTTTGATCGACGTAGCGACCGCACTGGTGAGTGAAAAATCAGAGAAGGAATTTGCCAGGGACAGGGCCTTTTCCTCGCCGGCCGCCATAGAACTCTCAAAAGAGATTTTTTCCATCCGGTCGATTTTGATTTGGTTTTCACCGAAAGTATCATTCACCCAGGACTGCATCTTTGAGCGGAAGCCAGACACGGCAGATGCGAGATTGCTCCCAGTGAGAGCGTCGATAGCTGCGGCTGTGGTTTCAACCACTCCCAAAATCGCGTCGAAGGTGTCGAAGAACAAGTGAGCGACGGCAGCCACGGGATCATTGAACACATTGGCAAAAAACTCTGCAAAGGTCGCCAGCAGATTCCAGCCGTCCGCAACATAGTTGTAACCGAGAGCATATAGCCAGCCAGCTCCGGCGCCGATTTTAGCGAAGATCTCTTCAGATGTAACGCCAGCTTCCTGCATTCCGACCACAAATGCTGCGGCCAGACCAACCATCATGAGAAAAGGCAGGTTTGCTGCTGCCGTGGCCGCCGCGGCAGTCAGCATTTTGGCGGCGAACAGGCCAGTCACGACCACCGCAACGGTCATGACGGTTTGATAGTTGTTTCCCATCCACTCAACCAAGCTTGCTGCTTTCCCAAAGAGGAAACCAACGGCTGCTCCGGTTATACGGGACGTGGTTTCAAGACCACGCATGAACTTTTGCCCAGCATCGCTTTCCATAGCAGCGTTCAGCTGATCCACGCCGTCCTTCATACTGGCCATTGCGGAGACGATCGTGCGGGCAAATGTGTCGCTGGCCATGCTTTTCAGTTTGGTGAAGCTCCCGGCCGTGTCATTTGGTGCCCGTTCAATGGCATCTGTGACATAACGAATGAGCTTGCGGACGGAGAAAAAATACAGAATTGTCCTGGAAAGCCTGTTGTTGATGGAATCGATAGGGTTTTTTGCCTTGTTGAATCCCAACATGGAGGCCACCGCACTTTTTGCACCGCTGGCCACTCCGAACAATGCCTTGGTCAGCTTGGAGACCCTGCCCTCATGCCGTTCCTGTGCTGCAGCAGCCTGATCAGCTCTTGCGGCCTCCTCCGCCATGGCGCTAGCAGCGATGCGGCCTTCCTCGGCAAGCCGCTCCAGACCGACACGAACCAGTAGATCCGCTGATTCCATTCGGTCTGCCTCATTCGTCCAGACGAGGCCGGTTCTCTCCATTTCTTTCTGCAGACGCTTGAGCGCCGCATCTGCCTCATTGTCTGTAAAGGCACTGTGGACAGCGCCCTCCAGACCGGATAGGTTTTTCACCATGTCCTCGGTTGCAGCAGTCATACGATCCGCCGCAGTCTGACTTTCTACTGTCCTTGCAGCGGCTTGTTCCATCTTCCGGATATATCGGTCTAAAGCCCCGCTGAACTTATCGGACAGGGTCAGCTCTTCTCTGATTGCCGACATATATCACATACCCTCCTTATTGGGTTTTGGACGACTGTTGATCTCTTTGTGGATAAATTCCGCAATCAGCACCCGTTCCCGAGATGGAAGATCCGCATATTTTGAAGGGGGCCAACCCAGGTTGACAAAGCAGTAATACGCCACCAGTGTCTCCGGATCCGGATCGGCCCCGCTGATCAGTTTTTTGCGGCCTCCTCCAAATCTTCACCGATGCCGGACAGTTCCGCAATGGAGTCAGCCAGTTTCTGATATTCTCCGGAGTACAGCATCTTGCCGGGAACTTCCATAGGGTCCATAGTGCCAAACGCCTGGCACATTTCAGAGGATCTGAAATCGGGTTCCACGGTTGCGGCAACCACCAGAGAGCGGGAATACCGGACCTTATCGAAATCGCGTACCGTCTGCCCACTCCGGTCTTTGTGGGTTCTGGTCGCGGATTTTGCAATGGCTTCGTTCTCCTCCTGCGATACTGCGCGGATGCGGAACGGCTTGAGGACTGCTTTGCCGTCCTCGTCCAGAATCACATTGCCATCATTATCACGCTTCACAAAACGCTTGGAAATGATGACCTCCTTCTCCTCCTTATCCGCGATAGGATGCAAGAAATCAAACAGTTTGCTCATATGTTCCTCCTATTTAGTCCCCCAGCTGAACGGGGTCATTGAACGCCTGAAGGCGGGCAACCTTCGTCCAGGCAAAGTTGAAGTCATAGTTCAACATGGACTCCTCGCTGTCCAGGACAGACAGAGGAACGCTGCCGGTCAGGTGGCAGCCATAGTAGACCATGGCCTGGCTTCCAACGGTGGTCGCGGGGTCGTTGTTGGTGATCTGGATATCGAACTCCGGCATTCTGCCGGTGTTGATATACTGGAGCACCATATTGGTGAACAGATCAGTCCCATAGTAGACATTACCCTTTCCGGTCTGCTTGACACCGCTGGGCTTGTCCTGAATCTTTCTGGTGCCAATGACGCGCATATCGTTGGACTGAATATCGGCATTGGTGGTGATGTTACGCATACAGGCCACTTCAATGTTCTTTCCGTCAACGGTAATAAACACCTTGCCTTCTGCGCCGTTGACGGTATCTTTCGCCAGCAAATAGCTCATATCCGTACCTCCCTTAGCTGAGTTCGATCTGAACGTAGATCTTTTCCACGCTATCCACAGGCTGAATGGCGATGGACACCACAATAGCATCGATGTCGGAACCGGCTTCCACGGTCACGTCCTCGGCCTCAAAATTCTGGATTCCCTGGCTCGCCTGAATGTCCATCAGATAGCCCACGATGGAAGATTTGAAGAGAGACCGCCCGTCAGCATTGTTGTTCACCACACCGATAAAGTTCTCGGAGAACTGCTTGTAGATATCGTTGGCGATGGTGTTGCAGAGCCGCATGACACGGTTCTTGTGGAATGCCTCTCCGATTTCGAGAGTATAGGACACCAGGGAATTGATATCCTGCTCAACCTTCACAACGCCGTTGTCGGCGAAGAAAACCAGGTCGCCGGCCTCCAGGGCAGCGATGTACTGGCTGTTGGTCATCACCGGGGATGCGGTCACGGCGCCGGGATACGCCGCATAGGTGAGGCTCTCGTTGTACTTGGCGCCTGCTTCTGCGCCGCCGACCCACCAGGTGGCCTGCTGAGCGGTCAGGACGGTTCCATCAGTCAGTGTTACGCCACTCTTCACATTGATGACATATCGGCTGTCCAGATTCGTCATGCCGGCAGTTACCAGCTGAGAATACTGGCCGCACTCCTCCGCGATGCGCTTCACAAAAGCCACCATGGCCTCCTGCACGGTTTTGTCGGATCCATCGTAAATGAGGATGTCGAACTTGTGGGGCTCAATGGCAGCCAGGAAATCGGAATAGGCCGAAGGTTGAACGGTTCCGTCAACACCGTTTGCCAGAGCAGAGCCAGTCGTCGCAGTCAGAGCGCCGGTACCGGAAAACTCCACCCAAGCATTGTCGCTCAGATCTGCACAAACCTTTGCCATCTGCTGATCCACGATCTTACCGTCAATGACGGTGGAGACGGTGAAGGTATCTGCGGGATCCGTCAGCTCGGTGATAACGACGGAAATGTCGTTGCCGCGGGCGCCGGGATACTTTGCGGTAGCCGTAAGCTGGCCAGCAGTGGCAGAGGCCTTGACGGAGCCGTTTGCCGCGGGGCGGAACAGCAGCACCTTGGTGGGCGCCGCCGTCCGGTTGGAACCCTTGAAGATTTCCTTCAAGAAACAATTTTTCGCATTCGTGATGTCATAACCAGTGTAAGGCGTCATGTCCGCGCCGGACTCGATCTCCATCACCTGGGCCACAGGGCCCCAGGAAAGCGGCTCGCAGATAGCCACGGTGCCGCGCTCTCCCACGGTCAGGCCAAGGCCGCCGGTGGATTTAAAGCGGATATATACGCCGGGCCGGACTTTGTTCTGGGAGCTCCAGGTTCCGCCTGCCATAGTCAATCACTCTCCTTTTCAAAAAATGCCTCGACCACTTTGGTGGCCTCGGCCAGTGTGTAATAAGGCTTGCTCAGGATCACTCCGAGGAAGTCCTTTTGATACTGGGAGAACCGCTTGTCTGCCAGCAGAGCCTCCCTGGTGTACTTTTTAGCTGCCATGGATGACCTCCTCTTTGTAGTCCATTGTTCGCATGGGATTGAAGTCTTCCGGAAGCTTCACCCAGACACGCAGTTCAAACTTGTAGTGAAGGGCGTCCAGGTCGATCTTCCACTCCCGGTCATAGGTCCGCAGCAGAGTCGCGTCTGTTCCGTCGGAGTACGGAAAGGTCTCCATCACCAGATCCAGCACTTCCGCCGCCCTCTGATAGAGCTGCTGCAGATTGGGAAGGTTGTAGTCCTCCAGGTATGTAATATCCAGCCCGATTGTCCGAAGCCACCGCCCTGCCTGCCGCTTATCCAATCGGCTGTATCGCTGTTGGATAAAGGAGCAGGGGAGCTGGGTTTTCTGCTGATTTGGATCCTCGTAGAAGGTGACGCCGGGAAGAGATGGGGCCAAATAGTCCGCTATGGATTTGGCTATTGTGCCGATATTAAAGGTCATTTCAACAAGTCCTCCAGGTCATGCAGTTCTTCTTTCAGAGTGTCCTGAAACGCTTTTTTGGCCTCGTCTACCATGTGGATACCGGGGACATACTGCGTTTGGGTTCCCACAATAATGCCGCCTTTTCCATCCGGGTTGTACTCCAGCATCCCGGATTCCTCATTGATGACAAGACCCGGTACAAAGTGGCGATCCATTCGGTGGCCGTCGTTGACATAGGAGGAATACTCTTTATTGTTCGCAAGGATAGTCGTGTACCGGTCTCCATCAATGGCTGGTTCGGTCACGCTGTCGGTTGCCCAGTGCTGCTTCATCTCGCCGCTGCGGGTATTGGTCCCTCGCAAATCCGCTTCTGTCGGCGGCGTCAAATCAGCGGCCACCTCCACAGCTCGGAGCATAGCATTTCTTGACGCAGCCTTCAGCCGATCTGGCAGCTTTTCCTGCGCAGTTCTCAGCCGTTTTATCCGCGCCTCAAAGTTCATTGTGAAACCCGCTCCTCCTGCAGAATAATGATTTCCTGGTGGGCAAGTCCTGGAATCACTGCGCCGAATGGTTCAAAGTAATAATGCGGATCACCGGCAAATGCCCGGGTATCAAACAGGGACTTTCCAAGTCTGCCGCCGCGATGGATAATCAGCTCATCGCCCGCATGGATATCCACGGAATTATCACAGGCCAGCATGGAGTCCTGTTTGATGGACGCTGCCGTCTGAGACATACCGATAGGACGGTCGTTTGCTTGGTAAACCCTGCATGGCTGGGCGGTCAGGACTTCTTTTCGCTCATGGCGAGTCAAATTTCCGTCCTTGACCTCCACATCCCGGTAAACATCTACGGTGTCTGTATACCAGTCGCTCCAGTTCATATCACATAACTCCCTGCCATGCCCACCAGCCGCGCTTTGCTTGCCAGCATCTGGCCGTATTGGGTGGCGTTCAGATCTCCCCAACCCTCGGTAGCCTTGGTCAGGGCATCCGCGTCGTACTTGACCGTAGCGTCTCCCAGGGTGGCGGACTCTACCACGCCAACCAGGGCGCCTGTTCCGGCGGCCTGGGAAGGCGTAGAAGAGTGTTCCGCATATGTGCGAAGGTACAGCGTGGCATAATGGGCCACGTAAAGCCCGGCGGCATAGCGCCAGCCATCCAGCCACTTATCCGGCTGGATAACGGCGCTTGCCTGACTGATGAACTCTTTTTGTATGGTATCCGGCAGGAGACAGACTCCGTATGTGTCAAAGAACTGCGGGAAGTCCTCCTTGAACATATCCGCCGTATAGTCGCCTCTGCTCTGTGCGACATTGGACGCCTGGGTTTTTACGCCGTAAAATTGGGGTTTGTCCCAGTAAAACATTCCCGCGCCTCCTCACTTACTCAGCCTGGTCGTTACCGCTGTTTTCCTGCTCGGGATCTCCGGTCTCCTTCTCGGAGCCGTCGGCAGTATTCTCGGGAGTCTCCTGGTCAGAATCCTTATCCTCATCGGAGGTCTTTACCACGTCCTTGGATTTCTTGTCTCTTCCCTTACCGCCGGATTTCGCCTTGTCTTCCGCCTCTGCGGCTGCCTTTGCGGAGGCCTCCAGGCTCTTGTCACTCTTGCTATTGGAAACGATGATTTTGCCGTCGCTCACCAGGCCCTTGAAATAGGGAGAATCGCTGACCCACGCAGGGACGTCACCCATGAAGTCCTTGGGAAGGCGGAATGCCTGAGAGCCGTCCGGACTGGGGATGATAATATTTCTCTTGGAAACAACGAACATTCTTTTCTTTCCCCCTCTCAGATGCCGTCGTAATAACGGAGGGTCTGAGGATACAGCACCTGCACCTCGGACAGGTTTGCCATGTAGGCGGTGTCATAGCACACGTTGGCCACATTGGGAGCGGACATGGTACGGGACAGAGGAACCAGCTCGTCCATGTTCAGGAAGCGCTCGTGGTTCACATACACCACCATACGGTCAGAGCCGGAAGTACCGGCGCCCTTACACCACTTGGTGGCGCCGATGAACAGGGAGCCGCCGTTTTTGGCAGCCACGTTGTTCTTCATCACATAGTCCATGATGGTCTCGGTGGCCAAGTCAGTGACCATGGTGTTCAGGATATAGGTGTACTGCTCATAAGGGATGAGGATGTGGTTGGGAATGGCGCTCTCATCGTACTCAGCAGCCTCCCATGCCGCAGTAATAGCGGCGTTGATGTCGTTCAGGATCTGCTGGGGAGTCTTGTCCTTCCATTTGGTAGAGGACTGAGCGCCAGTACCGGTGACGGAGGTCTCCACAACATCGGGGTTATTCACCAGGCCGGTGGTATCATACTCACTCATGCCCATGTACACGTTCCGGTCCATATGTTTGTCATATGCCATGCGCATACCATCAGTGAGCAGCTGATCCAGGCTGCGGCCGATCATGTTGGCGCGTTGCATATCCTGGAACGATACCCGAAGGGCGGCCGCAAACACGTGAGCCTTATAGGTACCCTTGTCAACACTGGCCTGAATGACGGGCAGGCCATTGGCGCCGCCGGAAGCCACAGCAGAGGCGCCGTCTCCGCCAGTAATGCCATAGGCCACAGACATGGCAGACACATAGTCCGCCCAACCGCCGCCGATATTGATGTTGATATCACGGGGATAGGTAAAGCTGGTCAGAGGCTTGCGGATCAGAGGATCGCGCTTCTCCAGCTCGCTCACCAGAAAGGCGCCGCCGGAAGCGATACCTGCAGCGTCCATGGTGGGGACACCGCCCTGGGGGGCACCGCTCATCTTGGGGGTAAACACACCGGCATCAAAAGTGCCGACATTCTTGAAGTTACTCATGTTCTTTTGTACCTCCTTTAAGCGTTCTGCATGGTCAGGATGCGCAGCTCAGCCACGCCGTCTGCATCTGCAGAGCCGGCCCACTTGCAGTTTGCCAGCTTGATGGTGTTGGAAGAGGTGGAATCCGCTTCCGCCTCAAAGCCGCCGACAACAGCGGTAGGAGCCGCATCAGACGCGACCACACGGATATAAACATCGCCGCCCAGCTTGGGAGTGCCCTTCTGGCACTTCACATTGATGGAGCCACGCTGGAACACGCTGACGGGATCGCCGGGAGCGTAAACGCCGGTGTTCTGGTCCAGATAGTTCAGAGAACTCTTGACCTCTCTGGCGGCCACGCCGACGAAGGCAGTCGCGGCATCGCCACTGCCCATCTTGACGACATTGCCGCTGGCATCGTACTTCAGAGCGGAACCGAAAGTGATGTTCGTGCTGCCACCGCAGGGGCGGGGGGTCACGATCATATCAGGCTGGCGGGCATAGCTGCCGGCGAAGCCGTGGGGCATGGAATTACCGATGGTCTGAGGGTACAGTCCCATAATTAAGCCTCCTTCTTCTGCTTGTGAGGATTGCGGGCATCATATGCCGCCTTCTGATCCTCACAGATCTTCTCATAGTTGGTCTTCTTGGACGCATCAGCAGTCCTCTGTGCGCTGTCCTGGGCCGCTTTTGCGATGCCGCCAATCACATCGTTGGTGTTGAAAGAGGCCACCAGAGCATCCGCAACCTGGGTGCGAACAGTCTTGTCCTCAATCTTTGCCACAACGGGACGCAGGGCCTTCAGAATGCCGATGGCAGCGTCCTTGGCGGCATCCGGCATACAGGCATCCTCCATTTCCTCTGCGGGGATGGTAGCGGCGGAACCATCGCCAGGCTTTTCGGACAGCTTCTTCAGCAGAGCGTCCAAAGCATCTTCGCCGGAAGGTTTCTTTTCCTTGGTCAGGAGTTCCAGAAGCTTATCCAACTTCGCCTCCAGGTCACCTGCAGCGGGGGAGGCATCCGCAGAAGCGGGAGGATCTTCCTTAGCAGGGGGTTCTTCCTTTGCGGGAGGATCTTCCTTGGCGGGTGGGTCATTGTCAGCCGCGGGTACCGCATCCGGCGCCTTAGTGGCGGGTACAGCGTCCAGCGCGGCGGCCGTAGTCGCAGCCATCGTCTGCAGTTCCTCGGGGCTCGCATCCTTTGCCGCCATCCCAAAGGCGGTCAGGATACTTTTCCAAAATTCGCTCATGTTTTGATTCCTGCCTTTCTCCGCCTGCTCGGCGGCATGGTCTTTTATTGCTACCTCGTGGCCTGCTCTGCCTCTCGGCACAACTGCCACGTGATTGCCTCTGATATGGGTCTGCTTGTATCCGGAACCGTCCGGCAGATAATTACACAGGTACCCGCAGGACACTTCCCGGACGACATGGTTCCTGATATCGGAGATCAGGCTCGCGTCCTTGATGTGCAGATCTGCCACGATGTGGTCGCCGATCCGGCGGACGTTTTCCACATGGCCCTTGGAATATGCGGAGAAGTTTTCCGGACCGACATTCTCCGGCGGATGCCCAGCGGTTACATCCTTTCCCTCAAAGCTGGCCAGGGTGGCCGCCTCGAATACGTCCTCCGGATACCGATTGACCTTCACCAGACGGTCAGGCTCACCGTCGAGCTGAAGCTCCTTGGCAAGATACTCCTGCTCACCCGTCCTGGCGATGGGCACATCGTGGCAGATGAGATATCCTTCCGGCGTGTCTGTCATGTGTGGGGAAATCCGATCCCCGTAGTAAGCAATCAAGCTTCATCACCTCGCAGATAAAAATAGAGCTGGCAGAATTACTCCTGTCAGCTCCGATTGCTCTACCCCGTGCCAATTCACTGGGCGCTGTATTTGATTGTTTTCTTGACCTCCAGAACGACGTACCCATCGCCCTTCCGGCGTATCTCCACATCGTTCCCACGCTTCAGAATGGCCTCAACAGCCTGGATGAGCTGTTCCGTCATTTTCCCCATAGGCCCTGCTCCTTCAGCTCCTGCTCAGATTCCGCGGCTTTTCTGGCAATTTCCTCCGGCGTGGCAAGCCGCTCAATATCGGCGTCTGTTAAGTAGACTATCTCCCATGTTTGCGGACTGTTTCCGATGGTTCCTGTATAAGAACCGGGGCCAGCTTTGTCATCAATGGAAGCAATCCTGCCATCCTTGAGAACAACCGTATCAAACTCATTGTACATGATTACTTCACTTCCTCCATGTGGGCGGTCGACATGTGAACTGTCCCATCAGGCTTAACGTTCCATCCAATCAGAATATTGGCCGGGAGATTCTTCTTGCCGTACAAAACAACCATCTGTTCGTATCTCTTTCCATAGGCGTCTTCGGATTTGAACCTTGATGGATATTTAGGGGCAGCCGAAATAATTTCCTGCTGCATCTCTTTCCAGTTATCTGCATTATAGCCCAAACGGGAAGTAAATGCACGACCTTTTGCAAGGCCAGCTTCATTATTTCCGCCAAAAAAGTATTTCGTAAATTTGGCATCTGCTGCAGATGCGGAATCCGCACCGGGGAGTGCTTTTTCAGGGTGTGCGAGCAGGTCCCGCTGCCTACGATAGTCCAGCTTCCACAGATTATACCGGTCTCCATTTTCAGCCTTGTGCTTCTGGAATGTCTGAAATGTCTTTGGAATGTGATCGCCAAGTGTGGCCTGGTACCGCTCCCACTGATGATAGTCCCGAAGCCACTTTGCCCGAGCAGACTCCTTCTTACGGTAGGCGTCTATCTGCTTTTGCGTCCGTGGATCTCTGGAGAATGGATTTTTCTTCGGATTGGAGAAGTCCTTGATTCTCTGGATCTCCTCCGCGCTGCGTCCGGCCGGTGTCCAAGCAGTGATGATATGCAGGCAGTTCGGATGGATATTGAGCCAAGTGTTGCTCAGATCGTCCGGGCCATCTGGATCTACCTTCCCGAATGCCATTGACAGCGGCGGGAAGTCAGGGTCTTTTCCACTCTTGGAGTATACTCGACCCTCATAGGGTGCGCACAGTCCGCAGGTGGTTCCGTGGCTGCTGATCTTATACAGGTCATGCTCAGAATCCTCTGTGAGAATCGCCAGAACCTCCGCCTGTCTGGATGTGGTGCGGCATACCATAGAGCCGTATGAATGAAGGCTCCAGCTTCTACCGGCTTTATCTACAAAGGCCGTCACACCATCACGCCGGAGGGCCTCAACAAAACCAGGTGTCGAGCGATTCACGCCCATGCCAGTGGCCTGCAGGGAAGCTACCTGCTCTAAACCTACCCGCCGGTACACATCCGAATCTACACGGCCGATCAGGGCGCTTTGCAGGTTGGACATGACGTTCATCGAAGCATCGGTGATTTCTCCCATTAGATTCATCACCAGACGTTGGATGATATTCATTTGCTCAGAGGTAAGTGCCAGGGCGTTCTGATAGGCCAGCAGATGCTTTTCCGGGGTTTCAGGAACATCCAGAGGTTTTCTGGCCTCTGGATGCCGGACATAGAACTGACGCTCGACCATTCTGGGCACATACTTCCAGCAGTCATTTTCCATCTTTCGGAGAATGCTCTGTACCCGCTCAAGCGCTGCAACCGCATGGTAGTCAACCAGGCCACGGCTCCGAAGTCTTCCGACTTCATTGATGATATCGGTTTCGGCTTTCAGGAATATCTCCCGGAGCCTCTCCAGCTCACGCTCGTTAGATGGTCGGTTCAGGATCGGCATTTATGTCATCTCCATACCCCAGACCCATGACAGGGTCCCGCAGAGCTGTCACATCCTGATACGTTTTTCCCTTGTTGGCGGCAATCTCCTCGTCAGTGATGCTGTCAAACATTCCGGTCTCATCAGACAGCTTCTTCAGCTCCTTCTGAGCCGTGTCAGCATGGAGCAAACCGCTTTGGAAAGCGTTGACGATGGATTCGGACTTTGCCTTTGCAATCTCAGACACCTCTTTGGCCGTCGGCGTCCAGAGCGGTGGGAAGGTAATGTCCAGACCGGTCGGGACAGTTCCCAGGGCACTCATGCACAGTACCGGGAGCAGCTGTTCCAGGATTGGGCGCAGCTTACTCTCACGCAGGCCATCCACATAGTCGTAGTAGTTCTGCAGGTCGCTTTCACCTGTGGCGTTCATACCAGCGGGGGAGCGGCCAAACAGCTTGGTCATCGGAATTCGGGAGGCACCGGACAGATCCATGCACATGGAATCATAGACTTCCTGCAGTCCTGTGAAGGTGTACTGGGTGTTGGTGATCTGGTCGCCCTTATTCACCAGCTGCATACCGAAGTTGGATCGCACCACACTCTGGGCCTGCATAGTATTCCAGAATCTCCGCTGCATCTCCGCTGATGTTACAGAAAAGAGCTGGTCCAGGTTCTGGACTTCCATAGTGTCCAGATTTGCCCGGAAGGTCAGGGCCGCCATGTTGTGAGCCACATTGTCGTGCTTCACCATGTCGCTGTACAGGGCTTCCACCTCGGACTCTCCCCAGTACAGTTCTGCAATCCGCTCCAGGAGCGGGAGCTCACGGCCTGTAAATCGGATGATACGGGAGTGGTGGACACGGGCCACCGCATTACCGTCTTCGGCGTTGATGGAGTAATACTCCGGCACCATACTTCCCCGGCCGTTATAAATGAGCTGCATATCCGGTGTGATACCGCTCCAGCGATCCAAGATATACACGCCGGCGAAAGTGCCAGGAAGAATGGTATCCATGTCCAGAGGCTTGTCCAGCATTCCTTCCTGCCCACGAATCATGATGAGACCGGCAGCGCCTCCGTACAGGCGTCCCCACCGCAGCCCTTCATTGATGCTGGCTCGCAGGGAAGTCCGCCTCTGTTCCTGCTCCAGATCTGCCAAATGATTCGGCCCGATTGGTCCGGTCACGGTGAACCACTCCCGGGTCATATCGTCAGGGATGATGCCGACAACGTTCTGCACAACCCAGTTATCACGGTACAGGCTGTTCAGGAGGGCATAGTTTCCCGTCATTCTGGTCAGCGGGTATTCCGTCGACTCCAGCGGGGACTGAGACCCGTAGCCCAGACGAAACAGCTGGTTGGAAAAGGCATCCGTCGTCAACACGGCGGCTGTATTCTTCGCTTCGCCTCCGCTCGGCTTTGACTTGTTGCGTCTGGACACTTACTCAAACCTCCATTCGGGAAGATAATTAACAAAATATCGCAGAGCGTCCTCGCTGTGATCCTGCTGCTTGATGGGCTTTTCATCGCCGCGCTGAGCAGCCTTGTCATCCCACATATACGTGCCCATCTCATCGATCAGACGGACGCATCTATCGCACACCAGAATTATCCGGCGCTGGATAAGGTTCGCAGTCTTCCGGATCCCGTCCGGGACATCATTGTTCGCCGGGATCACATACACGCCACGGGATCTAAGCTCAGCAATGAAGGACGCCGCCGAGGGGTCCACAATGACGGTGCACCACTTTTCTCCCATAAAGGCCATCAAATCATCGGCATATTCCTTGTCGGTTTTCTGCAGGGATTCCCTCCGGCTGTCCCAGTCATATTCCCGATCAACACGGATGACCTCTCCATTATCGTAGATATCCAGGAACCGGCAGGGGTTTGCAGTACCATAGTCGCAAGAGATTATCCGGGTGGAGCTCCACACCATATCAGCCGGTCTCTGGTCTGGACGGTACACATTTTCTGTCTGGTCAAACATGCTGTAAATGACGCCCTCCGACATGACCCATTGACCAAGGACATATCGCTGATAAAAGACGCCGCTGTATGTGTGCTGGTATCTGGCTTTGACCTCTTCGCTCAAAGATGGGTTATCGTCCATCAGGAAGTGCAGATGCAGCGCGTTATGCTTTTCCGGGTTCAGGATCCATTCCTGCCGGAACCAGTGCATAGGATTTTCCGGGTTGCAGTTGAACCAGAAGCGCGCGCCTTCCACCGAACACCGGGCCAGAGCCTGCTCCACAAAGGAACGGGGCATCAGGGCAACCTCATCCAGAAGCACGCCGGCGAGAGTAATGCCCTGAATCAGCGTATAGGAGCTCTCATCCTTACCGCCGAACAGATAGATGCGGTTCTCTCTCTTTCCACGCCGGGCAATGATTACATGGTCGCTGCGATTATAGTGCACACTGAAGTTATCCACAAGGTACCGGATGGACAGTAGCGGTGTAACGATGTTACGCTCAACTGCCCCGACTGATTTTCCACAAAAGGCAAATGCGCAGTTGTTGAAGTTTCCCATGGCCCACAAGAAGAACGACAGGGACATGATGGATGTTTTACCAGACCGGACGGCTCCGTCACATATCAGAGCCTCAAACTTGGTATATGGAAAGCGCATGATTTGGCGCTGCTTTTCAGAGAAGGCCATTCTCTGTCTCCTCTTTCAGGGACCTGGTGATGGGATCATCCTCAACCTCATCGACAGCATTCCCCTTGTTATCTCCAAGAAGATCCACGATGACCTTCGCAGCCCTGGCATCTCCAGCGGTGGCTGCCATCGTCAGGCCGATAATCATGGCCATCTGGTTGTCAATGTCTTCGGGATCCACGTTCATCTTTGCAATTTTATCCCATCGCCTGCAGTCTGTGACTGGCAGGGATAGATATAGGTCTGCGGCTTCTTTCAGGCTCCTTTTGCGGCGGCGTGCAGCACCGGAAGCCTTACCCCCTTCACGGCCCAACTCTCTCGCTTCGCTCTGGCTTCGCTGGTCCATTGGAATAAGGTTCTTCTCATTTGCCACATCACCACCTCTCAATCAGATTCTGAAGAAAACACACACCTAACTTATAGCTTCTCACAGTAATTATCTTTTTGAAAAATGCCCAAATCAAATGGAATACTTCAACACACGTTTCAGGTTGTTCTTGGCCCGCTTTAAGGTCCTGGATACCGTGGATGGATGTACCCCCAGTTTTCTGGCAATCTCCGCTGCCCTCAGGTTTTTCTCGTAGCGAAGCAGCAGAATCTCCTGTTGGCGAGGAGTAAGTTCCTCGGCTCTTGCTCTTTTGAGGTTGCGGTGCAGCCGTTCCAACTGAATGCTGTTGTCTTCACTGTTCTCCCGGATCCAGACGGCCATACCGCATTCAAACTCGCCGGCCTTGGTATCAAAGGGTATACCTCTCATGCTTGTGATAGCTCCTCTCATAATATCGCGCGGTCAGTTCCGCAAGATCCCTGCATTCCTGCAGCATAGGTGTCAACTCTTTGATCCTCCGGTCAATCTTGTAGGAGGCAGACGGGCTATTGGCCGCTTTTTTCTCCGCACGAAGCTCCCGGATGCGAGCGCGGATCAGATTCGCACTCTCCGTATATTCAACAGACATCTCCTTCAGCGTCATGCGGAAATCCCTTTCTTGGCGTTGCGGCGGCGGAGATTATCTCCATATCCCCGCCGCCGGCAAAAAGCCTTTGACTACGCAGGGCCCAGCAGCCCTAAGTCCATTATACCAGCAAAAAACGGACAAACAGGGACAGGTTTTTGATACCGCGAAAAAAGTGGGGGCGTTGTTGCCCCCACTCAGTGTCTCAGCAGGTAACGGTTATGCCTCTTCCGCACCGCCTCCGTCGTATTTCCTCCGCCCACTCTCTCTGCGACCCGCTCCCAACTGCACCCATCGATGTATCGGAGCTCAAATATCCGCCGCGTAAGGGCATCGTCAATTCTCGCGATATAGCCGCGTAAGTACGCAAGTTCAGCCTGGTCCTCGGCCGAAATCAAATATGGGATTTGTTTAAGGCGTTTCGGGTTCAACTCCGCTGACCTCCAAAATTGGAGAATTAAATCTCCGGTTCCTTTTCGTGCTTACCAGCAGCACACTCCAGATTATCTAACATTTACCGTGCGGGGCAACTGTCTCGGTTCAAAGCGCCACTGTCGAGCGTCATCACCGATTTTCTGGAACAGTCTGGCCACCGCCAGCATCGGAGTGTCCTCGCAGATGTCAAACTGAAATTCCTTCCGGGAGCAGTTCCAGATGCCCCATTTGGCACCCGGTAGGCCGCGTTGATATGTCTCACGTTTCATATAGTTCCTCCGCAAGCACAACTGTGGAGATTGCGTGCTTATAAACCATTTGCAGCCCCTTATTGTCCTTCAGTGCTATAACAAAGCGGTCAGAACCGACGATAACACCTCGCATCTGGAAGCCGTTCATGGTGAATATCAGCACCGGCTTCTGGAGTTCCTGCGCCCTAAAGAGCAGCCTCTCCTGCAAATCTTTCGCTTCAATCATACTGTCCACCTCACTTTTTCTTTCTTGGTTTGGTCCGCCGCTGAGTACTGCAAACAGGACCATAACAGTCACGGCATTCCTCACTGTATTTCGTTAATCTATTCATCAATTGCCTCCTCGTTCGTCTCCACGCCGAAATAGTGCTTCCGCCGTGACCGGCGAAAGACACCATTTCGGCGCTCGTCTGTTGGGTATACATAGTAGACAGACCGTGCGCCGGGTCTGACAGCTGAAAGCCTTGTGCGGCAATGGGAAGACCCAACAGACAACAGATGCGATATCAGCAGCAGATCCGTGGCTAAAATGCATGGTCATCTGTTGGGTGTCTTCACCCTAAAAAAAGTTGCAGATCAGGCAGAAGCCGGAACACTTTTTTACCGTATGGCTTTATAGCTAAGGTGAAAAACTGCGGCTATATCAACCCCAAAACGCTGTCCTTTCAAAGGTTCTCGTCTTTTTCGGCACATCAGATTTTTAAGCGTCAAAACCGGTGCAAAATCCGATATCAAGAACCGGACGAAAATGCGACATATTTGGTCGGAAGCTGCCTCGGCTCAAAGCGCCACTTTTTGGCGTCATCGCCAATTTTCTGATAAAGCCGTGCCACGGCCAGCATAGGGGTATCTTCGCGAATATCGAACTGGAAACACTTTTTCTGGCAATTCCAGATCCCCCACTTGATCCCGGAAATTCCGTGCTGATATGTCTCACGTCTCATGGTGCATCTCCCTCCACCGGCATCCGTTACAGGCCCCCTCATGGGCCAGCGTGTAGTTTCCGCATTTCAGGCACATCTCGATCCGGTCGGCGGCGGCAAGCACCATCGTGTCAACCTCGCAGTCGCCCATTGGTCCGTCTGCTGTTGAAGCGCATCTCAAGGCATTTACGAGTTCTTGATCCCTCATTTGTCTCCGCCGCCTTCCAATTCTCCGCCACATGCAGCGTACCCTGCAAGATCCACCCAGTTGTCCGCCTTGCCATGGCCGGTGGCGATCCGCGCGATTTTGAACAGGCCCATCATGGCGGCCACGTCCGTTGGCAGGACGCAGCAATCTGCATCAGGAGCAATGCATTTCT